AGTAATGATGCGAGTAATATCTTCATGATTAAGACTCGGCTAACTTTGCAAAGTAACTTAGTGCATCTTCTTCATCTTCGTCTGTATTAACTGAAGATGGAGTTGTGTCAACAACAGCACGACCTTCACTTAAGTCCTCTAAGTTATTATCTTCATCAATAACTTCGGGGTCTTGTCTCTTAGGTGCAACAGTTAGACCAAGAACATAATCAAGTCTCTTCTTGAGATCTTCATATGATTTGAACTGATCTGGAGCAACAATCTCAGAAAGTGAGAATTCTTGTTTCCAAACTGCCTCCATTGCATCGTCATCATCTAGAAGTGGAGCAGGAGCAGCAAACTCAGATGAGTCATAGTTCCAATATCCAGCAACCTTTTTGATTTTGATTTTGAAGTTTGCACCAGCCCAAAAATCAAATGGGTTGATTGCTTGTTCATCTTCAAACTCAGGTTGCATTGCAGCAGTTATCTTATCAAAGATTTTCTTTCCATATCTAAACAAGAATACTTTACCTTCATTCGCTGGGTTTGAAGGATCTTTTACAACATAAACGTTACTGTAATAAGATAACTTACGTTTCTGTTTTCTTGCGACTTCCTTATCGGAATCAACACCTGAGTTCCAGAGTTGTGAATTATGCTCTGATACTGGGTCTTTTTGACCGAGTGTTGTTAATGAGTTCTCAATATACCAACCACCAGATGCTTGGAAAGCGTGAGTATAAAGTTTTGCCCAAGGCAAATCTTCTCCGTCTGGTGCAGGGAGAAATCTGATTACTGCGTAACCGTTACCTGCTTTATCTACTTCTGGTTTCCATAAACGATCATCTACACCGTTTGAACCTTTGTTCATTTTTTCCACCTGACTAACAAGTTTTGCTGTCAGAGAACCAAGTGAGGATTGTTTTTTAAGATTAGAAAAAGACATTAGATTTTATTAGATTAATTTTTACTTTGTGTTAGAGAGACCATCTGCCCGACTCATAGAGTTGCATCTTAGGTCAAAAAAGAGGGAGGTTGGATTCCTGTGTACCAACAAAGAACGAGCATTACTACAGTGTAAAAACGTCCTTGCCTGAGACCCGATTGGTTGATCGGTTCTACCCTTGCGAGCAGCAGCACCACCTGTGTCTCATCACCTTAACCAGCGGTTGCCAGTAAGTTTATTCAGTCACTCCCATGTTGCGTCCAACAAAAATATTATAGCATGAAAAAAGAGGGTGTCAACCCTCTTCTCTTGGGTTTTTGATAAACCAAGAAGGAGACTCCATAATCACATCTATGCATACCCATTTTGCATAATGAATACCACGATAACATAGGAGAGCAAAGACCTCCTCGATATCGTGTTTATCTTCGTCCCATTCTGGTGCTTGTCCTTTACCTAATAAGTGTAACATATGTCTTTACCTCCTGTAACAATATTTATTGTTTTGAAATGCAGACAAAAAAAGAGACCCCGTAGGGTCTCCGTTGTTACAAAAGGAATTATATCCTTTCTTCTTACATGAGGTTAAGAACCTTAACTCTCTGGTAGTAGCGGTTTGTGTTCGCCTTAATTCTACCAAGACCTTGAGTTGTTCCTTCAGCGAATGGGTTTGCAACCATACCATATCTGGTCTTAAATCCAATTTTTGGCTGGAAGGTGTCCTGTCCAACTGCACGAACCATCTGTAGTGGAACGTATGGGCAGTAGAATAATCCTGCGTCATAAGGTGATGTACCTTTGTAACCTACGACATAGTACTGCTTAACAGCACTGTTTGCAGAATATGGGTCAATGTATACTCTGTACTTACCTTGAAGAACACCAGCAAATGTGTTACCTGTGTCATCAACTTGTAAGTTTGCATTAAGTGCAGGTGTGTAATCTAATACGCCAGCCATTGTTAATGCAGAAGCAACGTCAGCAGAACAAAGGATCATGTTACCCTTTCCTCTACGAGTTCTTTGTGCGATGCTGTTTGCATCTCTCTCGATCTGGAATAGAAGTCCTTTGAACTTCTCAACTGACCATCTTCCGTTGGAGTCTGTGTCTAAGTCGAATGTTCCACCTGAAGCAACGTTTGCTTGAGCACCTGGTTCAGCGACGTTATAGATTGTTCTGATAACTTCTCTGTTGATCTCTGCAAGAATCTCTGTTGAAAGAATGTTTGCAAGTTCTGCTTCAGCATTCAATCCGTGGATTGCTTTAAGATCTTGAGCTAGCTCTAATGAGTACTCTGCTTTGAGTGCTCTGGACTTCGCAGTCACAGTAACTTTCTCAATGCTGAATGCCATTTCGTTGAAGGCATTAGCAGCAGCATCGCCCATCTTTTCAGAGTCATCAGTACGCATACCTTGTCCAGTTGGATAGGTAACTGCAGTCTGAGAACCTTCTGGGTTAAGAGCAGCTGGGTTTGAAGCATTTGTTAAACCAGTACCACCAGTTGTACCGAAACCAACTGATCCACCTGAGAATCCGTTTGTTAGGTTACTGCTGTTATTCTGTGAGGAGAATGATGTATCTGGCTCGTTGAATAGTGCTTCTGTTCCGTCCTGAGTGGAGAATCTAGATCTCATTGCGAAGATGAGTCCAGTAGGTCCAGTCATTGGTTGTACACCTGCTAAGTCATAAGCGACTAAGTTAGGCATAGCACGACGGATTAAGGAGATCAATACAGGGTCGAAACCTGCGACTGTTTGACCACCTGAAGAGGTGAAACCTCCGTTTCCAACTGAGTTAGTTGGAGCAGCTTCATGTAAGAATTCTTTTTCTTCACGAAGTGCAATTTCTTGGTTTTCTAGGAGTTGTGCAGTAACCGCTTTACGGTGTGCATCTTTGATTGGGTCTATACCATCATAGTTTAGAAGGGGAGCCCACTTCTCCTGCAAAACCTCATTGCTAGGCATTTGCATTTTTTTTACCTTTTAAGGAATTAGTTTGAAATTTATAATTTAAAGATCACTTTTTAGCAACTCTACCCAGAGTTTGCATGTATGCTTCCATTGCGGAAGAAACTTGTTGTGGACTATCCACAGCAGTTCCCTCAGATATGGTTTCTGAGTGAGCACTTGGAGCACTAGTCTTAGATGGGAAATATGATTCCTTTAACTTAACTAGTTTCTCACGATAGTCTGTTTCACTTTCAAACTCAACATTTGAGGCAAGAGAAGCGAGTTTTTCCTTCTGAGAAAGTGCAAGACCTTCACTAACATCTGCTAAGATGACATCGGAATTTGACTCTGCTAGTCTTTGATTTAGAGCAACGTTTCTTTCAATTTGCTCGTTGAGTTTACTCTCCATTTCATCAAGTTTATCTACCATGCTTTCTAGCACATCATATTTGTCTTCAGGGACGGATACATAATGTTCTTCAAACAACGACTTCATACCTTCTAAGAAGGATTCAGTCATTTCTGTTTTAAGTCCTTGCTCAACTTGTAGTGCGTTTTCAACGAACCACTCGTCTGCAACATACTCAAGATAAGCATCAACTCTATCAGTTAATCCTTCCTTGATTTTGTCTAACTCTTCAACGAGAGCAGTAGCATAAGACTCTTGTAATTCTTCTTTGATTTCTGCAACCTTAGATCTGATTGCACCTTCAAAAATTGTTCTTGCTTTGTCTTGGAACTCTTCGGAAAGTTCTTCACCTTCAAGTAGAGCTTGAACATCTGCTTCGATGTCAATTGGCTCTTCTTCTTCAGTGACAACTTCTTCTTCAGAAGTTTCCTCTTCAGCAACTACTTCATCAGTAGCTTCTGATTCTTCTTCAGCGACTACTTCATCTGTAGTTGCTTCTTCTTCCTCGATAACTTCCTCTGCTTCGGATTCTGCCTCTTCCGCTTTCATGGCTTTGGCATTAACAACATCTTTCACTTGTGCAAGTGTAGCTGCTGGATCTTTCAGTTTTGCTGAGTCGTCATCAGGCTTATAGTTTTCTGGTGTAGGACCACCAAGATCCTCTACTGGGATGCCTGATGAAGGCATAGGATCAGCTTTTGCTGCACCTTTGGTGACTACGTTTTCTTCGATGTTTTCCATTTAGTGTAAAAAGTTACCGTGGATTTATTAAAATTCGTAAGAATCTATACTTATTTATAGATCTTTTACATTTAGAGGTTATTTAGAAAATCTTGGAACAGACTTAGTTTCTTTTCCTCTAATCTTTTTTGAGTGACAAGTGTATTAATACGCTTCTCAGTTCTTTCTGCGAGTTCTTCACGAAGGGTTCCACCTTCCCAAACCCACTCTTTTCCTTCCATAATTCCATTGACAAAAGCGTCTGGTGCGGAAGGGTCTGCCACTATATCGGCAGCGGTTGCTAATTGGAAATCTTCTCCAACCATTTTACAACCATTACTACTTTCTCTTAGTGATCCGATACCACGAGAAGAGACTCCAAGTTTGACTCCTTCATCTAGCAATGATGATGCAATCTTACCCATTGGAGTGGATAGCAAAGTCGCTTTTCCTCTAAAATTATTTCCTTCTCTTACGAGCGAGGTAATTTTGTGGGATACACGATCTAAGTTAACTGTAGGACCTTCTGGATGACCAAGTTCACCAAGTGCTCTACCTTGAGAGATAAAAGTTTTATTGTATCTTCTGACTTCATTTTCAAGAATATCAACAGGATACATTCTTCCATTACGATTTTTGATACCACCTTGAAGAAACACACCTTCGATACAAAGACGTTTTTTGCCTTTATATTTTTCAGTGATAAATTTTACTTGTGAGACTTCTTCTGTGATGAGTTTCATTATTCGTCCTCTTCAGTTTGTTGTTCATCTTCTAATTCATCAACAACTTCTTCTTCCTCTGGAACTTCACCATCAAAGACAGTTGAAGCAACATCAGGTCTGAAAGCATCAATTCGAGCAGCTGCCTTAGCCATTAATGCGTTCTTTATTGAATCAGAAACATCACTAGCACTAGCGTCTGTCGCAATCAAATCCACTAATTCTTCCATAAGATTAATTTATAGCAATATCTTTTATTTATATCTCGGCTGTTTTAGTATCTTTTTGATACTCTGCATCTGTGACTTGACCTTGTGCATCAAGATTTGGATCTTCTGGCACTGCACCTAAATCTCCACCACCTTGAGCAGCAGGATCTCCACCCTCTTGTGGTATTGGTTCACCTGTTATTGGGTCAACTTCTGCGGGATTTGGAATGATACCTTTTTGTATTTCATCTTCAATCTGCATATCAATCTCTTCAATTTCTTGATCTGTTTGACGTAATACTCTCTTTCTTACAAATTCTGTAGAATAATACTTACCAATATAAGGTTCAATCTGTGCAAGATTACCTAAACGACCTTGTATCATTTCAGTTTCTTTAAGTTCTGCAAACTGATTATCATATAAGAAATCATATTGAATATGATCTTCCATCTTATTCCAGTCTTCTGGAGTTACAATATTCTTTAATATTAATTGAGTTTTGAGCATATCATTAAACATATTTGCAAAACGTTTTCTTAAACGTCCAACAAACTTAGAAAATTTTAATTCATCTCTTAATATTTCTGATGAGCGACCTAGATTAAATCCACCCTCTGCAGCGATTCTTGACTCAGGAATACCTAATGCACGATATAGTTTTTTCTGGAAGTATTCAATATCAGCAAGTTCTCCAAGATTTTGACCACCTGGTAGAGTTGTAATTTCAGTTCCTCGACCACCTTCTCTTCTTGGCAACCAAAAATCTTCCATCATACTCATAAATTTACGGTCATCACGAACTTCTCCAGTTTGTGCATTGTAAACTAACTTATTACGATAGCGGTTCATTACCTCTCTTAGGTATTGTTCTGCTTTAATTTTTGGTAAATTACCTACATCAATATAGAATATTCTTCTTTCTGGAGCTCTTGATAATCTGTATATTACGAGACTATCTTCAATCATTCTAAGTTGATTAAGTGACTTAATTGCTTTTTGTAGATATGAAAGAACAGTTTGTTTATTACGATCTACTAAACCAGATGTGCAATATGCAACGGCATCTTTAGCAAACTTGACTGCATCTTTCTGTTGACCTGTTACAGCAACAGAACCATATTGGTTTTTCTGATATGAGTGTGGAGTGTATATGAAATATTCTGATAGACCTTCAAAGTCTGCACTCATTGGGTCATTATTAGCGCCTGGATTATTGCCTGGTGTATATTGTATTGCGTTCGCACCACCTTTTTTCTTCTGTTCTCTTACATACTTTATTTTAAGTGCATCAATATATCTGAGTTCTTTAATTCCTTCTTCTGGTTTTTCTAAATCTATAACTTTATGATAGTATATTCTTCCATCTACATACCAATTACGAAATATTTCATGTGCTTTCTTATCAAAGTCCAACATTTCTTTGATGTATTGAAACTCTGAACGAATAAGATCCTTAATATTTGGCCCTACATTTAAATTTTCAAGGTCAATTTGAACTGGCGAATCATGTTGATCTGCAACAATAGCTTCAATTATAATATCCTCTATCGCAGAATCAACTTCGGGATGAAGTGCCATCTCACGATATCTACGAATTAAATCATATTCTGTTTTAAATACGCCCTCTACATCAAGATATTGCCCATAAAATCCCGACGCCAAATAGTAGTCCGCACCGTCCTCATTATTTTTGGGGACAGGCGAAACTACTGATGGTGACGGTTTCTTATACGAATCATCAATCGAGAAACCAAAAAGTTGTGCCATAGTATAACTTCTATACCTATAGTGGTATTTATATTATAACTTAAACTGTGATATTTATCAACTAGAAACTGCCTGTTGGGCCAGCTACTTCATAGAATAGGTAGTTGAATGTGACTTGGAACTCTTCAATTTGATCTGTTGCACCAAAATCAAGTGGAATAGAACTCACTGTGTTAGGATAAATTCCTTCAAACTTGTATGTTCTCAATACTTTTTCTGGGTCACTAGGACTAGTTCCCTCTCTACTCAACTGTGTTACTAAAGCGTTTCTTTGATAAACTTCTGGACTAATTGTACCTTGAGCTGTCTGTAAATCATTAATTGAATTACTCCATTTCTCCATCGCATCTCTGATTATGAAATCAGTATCGTTAATGATGGTCACTGTCCAAGGATCAAATTTACGATCTCCAGCAACAGGAAGAACACGACCTCTATATGGAACAGGAATATTACCCAAGTTTGATGCTGGAATCTCAGCTGCCTTAACTAGAAATGGAATTTTATCAGATATATCTGTTAAATTTATTCCCAGTTCCTCTGGGAAAGCAATCTCAACTTCAAATAAATTAGATCTTGCACCACCACCAGCTAGTCTAGATCGAAACTCTGTTATGTTTCTTTGGTTAAATGTTGCCATTTTCTTTTTTAACTCCTTTTGTTATTTAGTGGGACTTTGATTAAACTCGACCAATGACTTCAGAGAAGCTAACTCCAGTCCTAGTTGCAACAAAGGTTAGACCGATGAAGTTAATTGAACGTGCTGGTTTGATAAAGATATCGCACTTAAACTCGTTTGCATCAATTACATCAGGTGTGTTATTTGTTTCATCACAAATTACAACGAAGTCTGTAATACCTCGTTTTGCTTGAACACCACGGAGGAACGGTTCCACAATATTACGGAAGTTCGCTCTTGTGATTTCATCGTTGAACTCAAAGAGTTGAGTTCTTGCAGCGATTTCGATTCTTGCCTCTAGATTCAAGAATAAACGACGAACGTTAATTCTATCGAACGCAGACGCAATCGCTAGTCCTGTCTTATCACCAAATAAGAGGAATCCACCGCCAGGTGAGAATATCACTGGGTTGATTCTCTTCACATATAAAGAATCTCTTTCTACTTTATTAGGGTTATATGCAAGTTTAACAGTATTCAAGATATTTCCTCTTTGAGGCCCAGCGGGTGAGAACCAAGGGAACTGTTCTTCAGATGTTCTTGCCATCAATCCAGCGATGTCACCATTAAGTGGCATAAATCTGAATGCGTTGTTAAATCTATCAAACTGATACTTGTAACCAGAGTCAAAGACTGCAAAAGATGATGATGTAATTGGATCATAGAACTGTATGACGTTCTTAGTCTGTTGTTTTGCATTTGTTACGTTAACAACTGTCTCTCTGTTTGGAGAGATAACTGCTAAACAATCTTTTCTTGCCTCTGCAATCGCAATCAATTTGTTTGCTTTTGCTTGTGATTCTGTCTGACTACCTGTGATGCCAGGGCCGTTGAGTAAGAAGTTAACTGCATACTCTGCCTCATTCTCAAAGATTTCATAACCACCGATTATGTTTCCAAGAGATGTTGAGTAACCACCCTCTGTGCTTACACCAGAGTAATCTTTACCACCTTGTAACTCATAGAGTTTGTTACCTACAAAGTTGAAATCTACATCCTGTGCGTCCTGACTCCAAGTGTTATCTGTAGTAGATGATGGAGTAAATGCAGTTATAATACCAGATGCAATTGAACCGTTTCCAGTTGCAATTCCAATAAAGATATTATTAGATCTTTCTGAGACGTGATCTTTATAATAGATTGCATCACCAAAAGCATTCTTTGCATCATCTGCCTTTGATAGGAATGTAAACTTCTCAAGAATAGCACCTGTAGTTCCAGAAATCTTTCCACTATCATCAACAATTACAATATGAAGTTCATCATTAGAACCATTTCTTGCTGCGGAATATCCACTAGTGCCTGGTTTCTCAGCAATCTCTTTCCACTGTAATGCACCATTCTTTAACTGAATGAATTGATTATCATACCAGTCATCTACTTGGAAGACTGTTGCACAAGTTGAAATACCAGCATCAGGGTCTGCAATAGTTGAAGAACTACTTGAAAATAGAACGCCAGGGCCAGGTAATGTATTACTTGTCTTTGTTCCTGTTGTGAATGCAAAAATTCCATCCTCTGTGTAAGTTGCTGGGAAAATTGTTCCAGCAGCAGAAACACGATTAACAACCTTAACATCAATTGTACTCGATCCAACACCAGTGATGATACCTTGAAGATATCCATCCGCTGTTGATGTTGTGCCTGGGCCAACGATTGTTCCACTAATCGGTTGTGTTACACCTTGACCAACAACTACACGACCTACGACATGAGGTGTTACATGAAGAGTTTGGTCTGCAGCACCATCAATATATGCAACCTTCATTCCGTTTGCATAACTGCCTGGGTTTCTTGCAGCTAATCGATATGTTGTAGCATCTTCAAAATTATTTTGATAGTCTTGGAAAGACTTAATTTTAAGACTTGAAGTTGATCCAATACCTGTTGGATGTGTTGTAGGCATACCACCTACGTTTGCGTTATTTAAATTTGCACCATCTGCTCTAACGACTCTTAATATACCGCCATACTGTAGATAGTTTGATGCGGTGTACCAGTATTCGTAATGTCTATCATTAAGTGATGGTTTTCCAAAAAGATCGATCAAATCTTGCTCATTCTCAATAAGCAAAGGTTCTAGTACAGGGCCTCTTTCAAAGGGGCCTACTATCGCACCTGTCTGATCACTTATGGAGTCAATTCTACCAACCGTAAGGTCAACTTCCCTAACCTTAACGCCTGGAGATACTAAACCTATGCCAGCCATGTTTTTCTCCGAAGTTCCACGTTGTTTTACTAAATTTATTTATGAAATGCTACCTCTCTAAATGGGGAAACATGACGTGAACACTACCAATCGGGATAAATGTCTACTTTTTCTTTTTTTCTTCTTCCCTGAGAAACTCTCTTTATTGAACATCTTTTACACTCATATGCGTAAGCTGAAGGCACATTTCCCCTGTCTTTTCTAGTTTTATAAAAGTCATTAATCAGTTCCTTCATTTCACCACATATTTTACATTTTCTCTGTTCAAAGAGTAAATGTTCTAGTCCAAACTGGTCTTCAATGTTCATCTGTAATCCCACATGTAAGACCTATCACCATATTCATCAGCATACCATCTGTCTCCCTCACCATCAACAAAACTCTCATCATCTCTTCCATCAACGATAAATCCAAATGGTGACATATCTTGTTCGATTTGGTCTCTTTGATCCTCATAGATTCTCTTTCTGACATCTTGATCTGTAAGTTCTTTAAAATATTCTTGTTGAACTAACCATGCGTATATAACGAGACACATTGCAAGGTCATCATTACATCCTTCTTCTGCTTCAAATGAGTTGTGTTTCTGTATAAATGTAGTGAGTTCAGATATGATGTCATAATCATTGAATATTATCTTCTCGTCTTCAAT